GAGATCACTCGTGATGAACTCAAGTTCACAAAATTTGTACAGAAACTGCGTAAGAAGTTTTCTGTATTATTCATCGATATTCTACGCACACAGTTGATCCTCAAAGGGGTTATCTCTGCGGAAGAGTGGGATATGGTGAAGGAGCATATTCAATTCGACTACCTGCAGGATGGTCATTTCTCTGAACTTAAAAAATCAGAAATGATGCGAGAGAAGTTGGATATGTTGAGTCAAATCGAATCATATGTTGGTACATACTTCTCTAAAGAATGGGTTCGTAAGAACGTACTACATATGACAGACGAAGAAATTGAAGAAATCGAAACCCAAATTGAAAATGAGGGTGGAGATGAAGATGAAACTGGAGATGAATTCTAATGGATCAAGTAAGAGATATGATAGCGTCACTGCAACAGGGTGATAACATTGGTGCAGAACAATCATTCAAAGACGCAATTGCATACAAGGTTGGTGATGCTTTGGAAACTAAGAGACAAGAAGTTGCACAGACATTTGTGACTGGACAAGTCCCTGAAGTGGATGCTAATGAAGACGTTTGAAGGATTCAAAAGAGTTCTTCCTGAAAAGGATGAGCACAAGAAGAGTGCGGAATATAAAAGTCTTTCTCCTAAGATGAAGAAGGCAGTTGACTTTATTTTCGGTGAAATGGATTCTAAACCTTCAGATTTCCTAAATAGTTTTGAAAACACAATTAAGAGTTCCGCAAAGAAGTTCGGAGTCAAATCAGATGAGTTGATGGACTACTTTGAACGTGAACTTCTAACAGTAATGTAGGATTAGTAGAATGAAGGTAAAAGGTACAGCAACAGCATTGGCAACTGGAACAACCAAATTTAGTGGTTCTGGTGCGGTATGGGTTTTCAACACTGGTTCTGCACAAACTATTACAGTTCGTAATGCAGCGGACAATGCAAATGTAGGTACTATCTATGTTGGTGCTGGTGCAGGAATTGTTGTACACCTTGATACTAATGAGGGTCTGCGTGGTGATGCAACTCTGTTTGGTACAGAAATAGTAAACGCAGGATTCTAAAATGAAACTTATATCAGAAGAAATCAAAGAAATTTCATTCCTCAAAGAAGAGGACGAAAAGAATGGTGGAAAATCCTATAAAATTAAAGGGATCTTTCTGCAATCAGAAGTGAAAAACCGCAATGGACGTGTCTATCCTAAAGATATTTTAGAGAAAGAAGTAAGACGTTACAATAAGGAATTTGTTAATGAGAATCGTGCATATGGTGAACTGGGACACCCCGAAGGGCCAACAGTAAACTTAGATCGTGTTTCGCACATGATTACTGCACTCTATCCCGATGGGGATAACTTTATCGGTGAAGCAAAAATTATGTCTACTCCGATGGGAAACATTGTAAAGAGCCTCCTCGATGATGGTGGTAAGTTAGGTGTTTCTTCTAGAGGTATGGGATCGCTATCTCGTAAAGGAGATGCGAATGTGGTGAATAAAGATTTTTATCTGGCGACTGCGGCAGATATTGTAGCAGACCCTTCTGCACCCCAAGCGTTCGTTGAGGGAATCATGGAAGGTAAAGAGTGGGTCTGGGACAACGGCATTTTAAAAGAGGTCGATGTTGCAGCAATCAGAGAAGATATTGAACGTAACGTTCGTTCAAAGAATGCAAACTATCAAGCGTTAGCGTTCGCAAAATTCCTCAAAAACCTGTAATTATAAATATATTACACAAACTTAACCGAAAAGGAGTATCCCAATGTCAGACCTAGACAAGACAATTGAGGAACTTGAAGCAGAAATTCAGAATGAGCTTGAGGAAGCTACTGACGCCCCTAAGAAAGGCGCTGCTAAGGGTGATTCAATGGAAAAGGTTGACGGTGAGGTGCAAGATCTTGGCCCTGCAGTAGTTGATCCAGAAGCAAAAACTTCTGGCCCATCTAAGTCAGACGACAAGGTTAAGCAAGACAAGTCTGCCCCAACTAAGGGTGCGGCTCCTGCCGAAAAACCTGAGAAAGTCAAAGAAGAGACTGAAAGCGATGAAGAAGAAATTTCTGAAGCTCGTATGACTAAAGAGATGATGAAGAAAGAAATGCAGCACAAAATGGACGGCATGAAAATGCAAGAATTGAAAGCTGCGTATGATGCGATGGTCAAAGTCAAAGAAGACGAAGACGAGGAAGATGATGATGACGATGATGACGATGAAGAAGAAATGGAAGAATCCATTGACGCTCGTATCGCATCTGTTGACGTTTCTGAAGATGTCGCAGCATTAACATCTGGAGAAGATCTTTCTGAAGATTTCAAAGAGAAGGCATCTGTCATCTTTGAAGCAGCAGTCAAGTCAAAACTGCGTCCAGAAGTTGCTCGTTTAGAGAAGCAGTATCGTGCAGAACTCGCTGAAGAAGTTACTGCTCGTACAGAAGATTTGGTAGAGAAAGTTGACACATACCTCTCGTATGTAGTACAAGAGTGGATGTCTGAAAACGAACTCGCTATCGAACGTGGACTGAAAGGTGAAATCGCTGAAGATTTCATTAACGGTCTGAAAGATTTGTTCACAGAACATTACATTGATGTTCCTGAAGAGCGTTATGACGTTTTAGAATCACAGTCTACTAAGATTGATGATCTTGAGTCTAAGCTCAACGAGCAAATCGAAAAGAATGCCGACCTTAATAAGCAGGTTGGTGTGTTGGTTCGGGAATCTGTTGTCGCACAGGTCTGTGAAGGTCTGACTGTAACAGAAGCCGAAAAGTTAAAGGGTCTTGCTGAAGATTTAGAATTCAGTGATGCAGAGAATTTCCAAGAGAAAGTCGTTGCGTTGCGGGAGTCTTATTTCCCTAAGTCAGCACCTTTGACTGAATCAGTTGTAGACGATGTGACTGGCACAGAACAAATTGACACAACTGGTGCTATGGCTGCTTATTTGTCCGCCATTAGTAAAACCAAAAAGGCGTAATGGAAATTACATCTTTTATAAATAATTGTAACAAAACCTAAAAATAGGAGAACCTAACATGTTCAATACAGAGCATCTACAGGAAAAGTGGCAGCCAGTCCTTGAGCACTCTGAACTTCCAGAGATTAAGGACAACTACCGTAAAGCAGTCACTGCTCTTGTCCTCGAAAACCAAGAAAAGGCGTTGAGAGAAGATCGTTCTTTCCTCTCAGAAGCTGCGCCAACTAACGCAACTGGTTCGTCAGTTGACAACTGGGATCCGATCTTGATCTCACTTGTTCGCCGTGCAATGCCTAACCTGATCGCTTACGATATCGCTGGTGTACAGCCAATGACTGGCCCAACTGGTCTGATTTTCGCAATGCGTTCACGTTATACATCACAGGGTGGAGCTGAAGCCTTCTACAACGAAGCAGATTCAGACTTCTCTGGTGCTGGTGAGCAAGATGGAACTAACCCATCAGTCCTTAACGACTCACCTGCAACAACGTATACTGCCGGTACTGGTATGTCTACAGACGTTGCTGAAGCATTGGGTGATTCTGCAGGTAACGCTTTCGCAGAAATGGCATTCTCAATCGAGAAGCAGACTGTTACTGCAAAGTCTCGTGCCCTCAAAGCAGAGTACACAATGGAACTTGCTCAAGACTTGAAAGCAATTCACGGTCTTGACGCAGAAACAGAACTTGCAAACATTTTGTCTGCAGAAATCCTTGCTGAGATCAACCGTGAAGTTGTTCGTACAGTTTATACAACTGCAAAGCCAGGCGCTCAGGTAAATACTGCAACTGCTGGTACTTTCAACCTTGACGTTGACTCAAATGGTCGTTGGTCAGTTGAGAAGTTCAAGGGACTCATGTTCCAAGTTGAAAGAGAAGCTAACGCTATCGCTCAACAAACTCGTAGAGGTAAGGGTAACATGATCATCTGTTCTGCAGACGTTGCTTCTGCTCTTCAGATGGCGGGTGTACTTGACTACACTCCTGCACTTAACAACAACCTGTCAGTAGATGACACAGGTAACACTTTCGCTGGTGTCCTGAACGGTCGTTACAAAGTGTACATCGATCCTTACAGTGCAAACAGTGCTGCTAACCAATACTTTGTTGTTGGTTACAAAGGTACTAACGCATATGACGCTGGTCTCTTCTACTGCCCATACGTTCCATTACAGATGGTTCGTGCGGTTGGTGAGAATACTTTCCAGCCTAAGATCGGATTCAAGACTCGCTACGGCTTGACTGCTAATCCTTTCGCACAAGGTACTACTGCTGCTTTGGGTGCATTGAATGCTAACCAAAACACATACTACCGCCGTGTCAAGGTTACAAACATCCTCTAATAATAAGAGTTGTTTAACAACCGACACTTGGGGAGTCTTTTTAGACTCCCCTTTTTTGTGGATGACTAAATAGAAGTATGACAACGATAAACTCTTTAGACAGACAACCAACCGTACTAGACTATGCGTCACCAGTACAGTTTCGGTTTACTATTAATCAGTTACCAAAGACTCAGTTCTTTGTCACTGCTGCAAATATCCCAGGCATTAACTTGGGTGACGCAGTATTCCCAACCCCATTGAAGTCGATTCCTGTAATGGGAGATGACTTAGTGTTCGAAAATCTTGAAGTTACTTTCTTGGTTGACGAACAACTTCAAAATTATCGTGAGATCCACAACTGGATGGTTGCAATCGGTTTCCCTAAATCTAGACAACAGTTTACTGCATTTAGAAATGAAAACAATGATAGATTGCCTGAAAGAGGTGGTAGTACAAAATCAGATCAGTCAATGTTCGCAGATGCGACAATGACTATCTTAACATCTAAGAATAATCCGATTTTGGAAGCACGTTGCAACAATGTCTATCCTGTTGCACTTAGTGCATTGCAATATAATTCACAAGAGACTGATGTTGCATACCTAACTGCATCGGTAACTTTCCAGTATAGCATTTACGAATTTTACGACTTATAAATAGTTTTGTGCAGATGCGGTGTACTTGGACAATGATTGTTTAAGTCTCGTATCGAGATAAGATTAAAAAGAGCAAGTTGCTCACCAAATCTGCACACCCTTTTGATTTGAGAGATATGTTATGACTTTAGATGAACTTCAATTAGAAGTAGAGAAGGATATGAAGATCGATGATTTCCAGTTGGACATCGAATCTTTAAAAACTCCCAATCTACACGCAAAGTACTTACAGTACTACAATCGGTTTTCTTTGCTTCATAAGAAAGCGAAATCAGACTACAAAGTTATGGTTCGTGAGAAGTGGGAATACTATATGGGTAAGTCAGACCCAGAAGTATATCGAGACAAACCTTTTGATCACAAAATCCTCAAACAAGACGTACCCATGTATTTGGATGCAGATCCAGATCTTGTTGAATTGCAACAGAAAGCAGAATACTATGAACAACACGTTGTGTTCTTAGAACAAATACTGCGTTCTCTGAACAATAGAACATTTCAAATTAAGAATGCAATTGAATGGAAAAAGTTTGTTGAAGGAGCAATATGAGATACGGTCACCCGTATATGCAGACTCGTGTCGCTGACGGATTGATTGACTTTGCATTGGATCACAGAGAACCAATGAAGGATGGTCAGATATCAGGACAGTCTACAGTCACTCGCAGTTCGAAGATTGCGTTTATAAAGGATCGTAGAGTTCTTGAACCTTTTATGAAACTTGCACAAGATGTAAACAAGAGTGCTGGGTGGCATTTTTATATCGATGCGATTGAACCAATGCAGTATGGTGAGTATCACTTTGGTAACGAATATGGATGGCATGTTGATCAACACAGTAAACCATATAAGGACGGACGAGTTCGCAAGTTTAGTTTTTCAATCTTTCTGAATGACGACTTTGAGGGTGGTGAGTTTGATTTGGAAATACACAACCCTAATGTGAATCCTAGATATATTACAATAGATAAACTATCCCCCAACACCGCAGTGTTCTTTCAAGCAGATGTTTGGCATCGTGTGAGGCCCGTTACTATGGGAATCAGAAGGTCACTGGTTGGTTGGGTACTTGGGCCTAGATTTAGATGATAATCAATAAAAAGAATGAAGTATATTTGATCATTGAATGTGATGATAGTATTGCGAGAGAACTGACAGACTTCTTTACCTTTGAAGTTCCAGGCGCTAAGTTTATGCCCGCATATAAGAACAAAGTGTGGGACGGAAAGATTCGTCTCTTCTCGCCAGGCAGTGGTGAGATTTACTGTGGACTCTTACCTTACATTAAAGAGTTTTGTGATAGAAATGATATCCAATATGAATTGGGTGAAGGAGTAGAAGATGTTAGAGACATACCAAAAGAACTTGTCAAATCTTGGATTAAGGCACTTAAACCACGATCAAGAGGAAAGTCTATCGAGGTTCGTGATTACCAACTTGACGCAGTACACTACGCTATTAGAAACCATAGGGCATTGCTTCTTAGTCCTACTGCTTCTGGTAAGTCGTTTATAATCTATTGTTTGACACGATACTATCAGGCAAAATTAGAAGAAGAAAATAAGAAGGTTCTTATTCTTGTTCCGACAACATCACTGGTTGAACAGATGTATTCAGACTTTATCGACTATGGATGGTTGGATGCATACATTCAGAAGATCTATCAAGGACACACCAAGAAGGTTGAGAAAGATGTAGTGGTGTCTACATGGCAATCCATCTATAAGATGCCAACTGTATGGTTTGAACAGTTTGGGTGTGTAATTGGTGATGAGGCGCATCTATTCAAGGCAAAGTCTCTGACTTCTATTATGACTAAACTGCACCTCTGTAAGTACCGTGTGGGACTCACAGGGACTCTAGACGGGACGCAAACGCATAGACTGGTACTAGAGGGTGTCTTTGGTGCAGTAAACAAAGTTGTTTCTACAAGGGAACTTATGGACGACAAAACTCTTGCAGATTTGTTGATCAAATGTATTGTCCTGAAACATCCCGAATCTGAATGTCGCAAACTCAAAGATGCAACGTATCAAGAAGAAATGGACTTTCTCGTTTCAAATTTGAAACGTAATGAGTTCATTGTAAACTTGACAAAGATGCTCAGAGGTAATACTCTAGTTCTTTTCCAATATGTGGACAAGCATGGAACCGTACTTTTTGACCTCATAAATACTGAGGTAGGAGACAAACAAAAGGTATTCTTTGTGTTTGGTGGAACAGACACAGAGACGAGAGAGGAAGTTCGTGAAATCACGGAGAAGGAGAAGGACGCAATCATTGTTGCGTCTTATGGTACTTTTAGTACTGGTATCAATATTAGGAATCTTCACAACATCGTGTTCGCCTCACCTTCCAAAAGTCGAATTCGAAACTTGCAGTCAATCGGTAGAGGATTGCGGCAAAGTGAACATAAAGATTCCGCTAAGTTATTCGACATAGCAGATGACTTGAGTTACAACAAGAAGCGAAACTTCACACTGAATCACTTCATAGAAAGGATCAACATATATAATGAAGAAGGATTTGATTATGAGATCAGTAGGGTAAAGGTAAAATGAACAACTATCGAGTACTCAGACTAACAAGTGGTGATGAAATTGTGTGTCAAGCAGTTTCTGAAAGACCAGAATCTATTACTGTGAGATCACCACTTGCTATCGTTAATGTTGCAAAGGTTGTTGGTGATGAAGTAGAAGAATCACTCTCTTTACAGAGATGGGTACATTTTACTGAAACTGAAGAGGTTGATATCAGTAAAGCACAAGTTATTGTGAATACAGGTGCTAGTGTTGGACTCCAAAGATTCTACGAATATGTGGTTGCCAAACTAGACTCAGATGAGGAATACTCAGAGGAATTGGAAGAGGAGGAATATGAAGAGATTGATATTGCTACTGCACCAACCCCAACAGAATCAATACATTAAAGATATTCCTTGAAAACCCTACATAGCTAATTATACACACTTGTCAAGAGAAGTCAACAATAATTTTAATAAATTGATTAAATTATTGACAATTCCTACCGATTAGGGTATTATAGACAACATATACCTAAAGAGGGATTTATGAAAAAACAAAAAGCACATTACGTTGACAATAAACAGTTCCTAGAAGCAATGAAGGATTGGAAGGCTCAGTGTGCAGAAGCAGAAGAGACGGGAAGTCCACAACCTCCTGTATCCAATTATATTGGTGAATGTTTTCTGAAAATTGCAACACACCTTTCGTATCGTCCTAACTTTATTAACTACACTTATCGTGATGAGATGATATCAGATGGCATCGAGAACTGCTTACAATATGTTCACAATTTCAATCCAGAGAAATCGAACAACCCATTCGCATACTTTACCCAAATAATCTACTATGCATTTCTGCGTAGAATTCAGCGTGAGAAGAAACAGCAACACGTCAAAAATAAACTGATTGAAGGTATGACTGTCGAATCCGTTTCAGATACTATTGAGGGTGACGATACTGCGTATGATAATGGATATGTGGAATATTTGCAACAGAACTATCTTCCAGATGAAGATGTCTACAAACCTAAGAAGAAGAAACCCAAACCTAAAGGGTTAGAGAAATTTTATGATGGAACTGATGAGGAACTTGTAGAACATGAAGATAGCACTGATAACTGATACTCATTTCGGTGCGAGAAACGACAATCTAACTTTTAATGAACACTTCTACAAGTTCTATGATGAGGTATTTTTTCCTTATCTAATCAAGAACGATATTAAGACAGTAGTTCATTTGGGTGATGTATTAGATCGCCGTAAGTTTGTATCGTATCGTATCGCACACGATTTCCGTAGGAAGTTTCTGAATCGATTCTCTGAATTGGGGATCGATTTGCACTTGATTGTGGGAAACCATGATACTTACTACAAGAACACCAACAGTGTCAATTCTCTAGATGAACTAGTCCATCACGAAAACGCAACTGTCTACTCAGAAGCAGAAGTTGTTGAGTTTGATGGTACTCAGATCATGATGATGCCTTGGATCAATAGTGAGAACTATGCAAGTGCAGTTAAGTTGATGAACGAAACTACTGCACAGATTTGTATGGGACATCTAGAGATCAATGGTTTTGAGATGCATGCTGGTCATAAGGCAGAGAACGGTTATTCCAAAGAGTTGTTCAAACGTTTCGATATGGTAATGTCTGGACACTTCCATAAGAAGTCTGATGATGGACAGGTGTACTATCTAGGCACACCTTATGAGATTACTTGGTCAGATCATAACTGTCCAAAGGGTTTCCATCTATTTGATACGTCAACAAGAGAGTTGACAAGAGTCGTTAATCCATATACACTATTCCATAAAGTATATTATGACGACTCGACAGTCGATTACAATACATTTGACGTGGAATCTCTCAAGGAAAAGTTCGTCAAGATTGTTGTCGTCAATAAGAAGGACTTCTATCAGTTTGATCGTTTCATCGATAGAGTTCTGAATGAATCTGGAGCACATGAAGTTAAGATTATTGAAGACTTCAGTGAACTAGATGCAGAGAATGTTGATGATGCTATCATTGAGAACGCAGAGGATACTCTTGCTTTACTTGATAGATATGTAGACGAATTGGATGTAACTTTAGATAAAAATCGATTGAAAGGACTACTCAAGTCTTTGTATGTCGAAGCGAGTGATTTGGAACTGTGATAAATTTTAGAACTATAACGTGGAAGAATTTCCTTTCCACGGGTAATCAACCTACGACTGTACAACTGGACAGAAGTATAACAACACTGATCATCGGAGATAACGGGGCGGGTAAGTCAACCATCCTCGATGCATTATGTTTCGTTCTGTTCGGTAAACCTTTCCGTAATATCAATAAGGCACAACTACTGAACTCTGTAAATCAGAGGGAAGCACTGGTGACTATTGAGTTTGAGGTGGGTGGTAAGAATGTAAAGGTGATTCGTGGAATCAAACCAAACGTGTTTGAAGTCTACGTCAACGATAAGATGGTGAATCAGGATGCATCTGCTCGTGATTATCAGAAGTATCTAGAAGAACAAATCCTCAAACTAAACTATCGTTCATTCACTCAGGTGGTGATTCTTGGATCGTCTACCTTTGTCCCATTTATGCAATTA